AATCACGAGCCAAAACAAAAACATTGAAGGCAATATTCGTGATGTTGGAGCTCCCTTTGATTGAGTCTTTTGAAGCTGAATCAAAGACGGAGTAAATTTTTGAACTGGCATCACCACGCTTGCGGCAATGGGCCACGACGACAATGTGGACATTGTTGGTCCGAGCAAACTCAACCAGTTTTGTCATCACATAATCGGTTTCCTTCTTGTCCATGTCGTCTCTGACACACATCATCAGAGAGTCAACAAAGAGGATGTCTGACTTGTAGTCATGGACAGCTGATTCAAGAAGGCGCAAAAGTTCGTCCGGAGAAACCTTTCTCTGAAGATCACAAATTCGCATTCTTGAGGCGAATTGTTTGAAGAAGAGGTCAACATCAGGCTCTTCAATCATCCGTTTCTCAGTGCTGCAGACCGTCTGCATGAGCATTCTTTCGATCGTCCGTACCGGAGCCATTTCAAAGGAAGCAATGTAGAGAGAAGCTCCGCATGAAATGAGGTGAAGTCCGATCTGCCCAAGC